AACCAGTGCATACCGCAGCCCTGCGGTGAATAGCAAAGTAGGGGGAGCGAAGACCTCGCAGCACGTACAGGCTCAAGCTGCTGATCTAAAGTTTGATGGAGGTAACGAGGTTCTTTTTAATTGGATCCGGGAGAATTTAGATTTCGATCAGCTTATCTGGGAATTCGGTACGGACAAAGCGCCAAGTTGGGTGCACGTGAGTTATTCTAATACCAAGAATCGCAAACAAATTCTAAAAGCAGTAAAATATAATGGCAAAACAAAGTACTTCAACTTTTGATAACTGGCTCAATGAACTCGAAACTAAACCCCAACCGACTTGCAATGTGGATTCTGCCGATGGTAGCTGCGACTCTTGCGGCTCTTAGCAGTTGCGCTACTGTGAAACCAGTCCTCGAGAGTGTAGTTGTAAGGGACACGGTAATTGTCACGCAGACAAAGTACCTGACCGACACTCTGGAACTCTACAAGGACACGACAATTTACCAAGACAAGGTAAGGCTTCAGCTCCAGTACATCGACCGAAAGGTCTTCGTTGAGGCAACCTGCTTGCCCGATACCATCCGAGTAACACAAACCAAGATTCTAACGAAGGAGAAGAAGCAGAGGGGATGGACTTTGGAAGGTGCAGCAGTTATGCTTGGGCTTATCCTTGTCGCTGCGTACTTCATCAAGAAGTGGATAGACAAGCTCGTAGAGTAGGTTTATTTGGCTTCTGCTGCACTTAAATACTAAAATGGTATAAGTGTATGCCTTGAGGTATTTGGATGCGTTACAACGCAACTTCTTTCTTTTTCTTTGTTAAGTTTCTTTTTCTTTAAGTTGTTTGGTAAAGTTAAGAGTTGACTAACTACTAACTAAAGTCAAGTTAATAGTTGATTAAGTAGTTAAGTTAAGTAAGTTAACTATTCAACTTTGATAAAAAACAAAATAAAATTGACATACGCAAGTCCTTATGCTAATTTGTAATGATTCTAAATAATGAATGACCACATCTACATTTATTGGGATGATGTACCTTTGAACAATGACACCAAAGTACTACATCGGCAAGACGTTGAAGATAGAGGCGAAGGATGTGGTGATGGACTTCCAACCTGATAACTACAATCTTGGAACTGCCCTCACCTACCTAATGAGAGCAGGCAAGAAACCTCACAACCCTATCTGCGATGACATCCGCAAGGCCATCGCTCACCTACAATTTGAACTTGAACGCCAAGATGAGCAACGACCAACAAGCGAAGGAAGCCAAACAACAACAGGAAAATATGCAGTACTATACTAACCCTGCCAAACGCAGGAAGATTGACTTCATCCTTGAGGAGTGCGCTACGCTGATGTCAAACTGCGAAGCCACATACCAAGCTCGCCAACAGGCGAAATACAAAGAACAAGAGCTACTCGGTGAGATTGCCAAGATAGACCTGCACTTCGCCATCCAATGCGGCTATCTGATTCCCGACAACTAACCTACAAGGTCGTAGTAGGCAAGGTTCCAAGCCTCAACGCCTTCTACGCTTCCAAGCATTGGACAGTCCGAGCCAAAGCCAAAGAGAAGCATTGCGGTGAAGTCTTGCAACAACTGCAACAGTTGGACAAATACGAGATTGCCCACGTTGAAATAAAATGCAGAGTCCACTACCGCTACGACTTAGACAATAGCGTGATGGCAATTAAGTTCGCCCTTGATGCTTTCAAGACTTGGGGTGGAGTGAAGGATGACTCACCCAAATACGTGGACAGAATCAAGATGACCTACGACCCCTCCCTTCCAAAAGACACCGCAGAAATTACATTTACGGGTTGGGTGGTAACAGAATAAGTTGTATATTTGTATAACTTAAAACCAATCACTTATGACTTTATCTTTTTCTTCAGACGTTTACACCGAAATGGTGCAAGTGCAACAAGCACAAATCCAAGCACTACAAAACAAGATACAAGAGCTTGAAACTCGTATTGAGGTTTTGCAGCAGCAATCAATTCTATTTATTTAAAACCAATCTATACTATGCCTAAAATTATTTCTATCACTCCAACAGGGCAATGGCAAGACCTCTTTAAGTTAGAGATTCGCTTCGACAATGGCGACTTCGGTACTGCCTTTGCCAAATCACAGACCCCTCCCTACGCAGTAGGCGATGAGGTTGAGTACACCAAGAACGAGAAAGGCACGGTGAAAATCCAACGCCCTAACTCTTTTGGCGGTGGAGGGTACACACCATCAGCTTCATCAGCATCTTCATCTGCGCCTAAAAATAACGATGAGCGCTCACTTTCAATCATTCGCCAAGTGGCTCTAAAGGCTGCGGTTGAATACGCTTGTGCTGCGAAGCACGATGTTAACACCATCCTTGCCAACGCAGAGACCTTTAACGCTTGGATGACAGGTGCGAGCGCAGCTCCTGCCTCACACACCGAGCATTTTGCAAATCGCAACGACCCTTTCTGATTGGTTTTTAAATAGGTCGTCGCGTGAAGCCCCTCTACGGAGGGGTTTTTTTATGTCAATTATTTTGTTATATTTGTTGCAACCAATTAGAAACAATGATACATCCCGACTTACTATCTAACGAATCTTCGTTACCATACCTGCAACGTGCGCTCAAGGGCAAGTACTACGACACGGGCAAACTTGGTGTATATGAGATAGACCAATACCTTCGACTTAAAGACGGTGAATTTGTGGTAGTAGTAGGCCACGCTAACGTAGGCAAGACCCACACGCTGCTTTACCTAATGCTTTTGCAATCGTATAACTTCGGCAAGAAGTGGCTTATCTACTCCGCAGAAAACGAAGTGCCAAGCCTCAAGCGAAAGCTGATTGAGTTCCTCGTATGCAAACCGATACAAGGCATAGATGAGGGGATGATGTACCGCAAGCTTGACTTCATCAACGAGTACTTCCAATTCATAGACGGCAACAGGCTATTCACCGCATTTGAACTTCTTGAGGTAATGAACTCTATCAAGAACGAATGGAACTACACAGGTGCTTTGATAGACCCCTACAATTCTTTAAGTACCGACCAAAAGAAACTTGGAAAGACAGGGATGCACGAATATCACTATGAGGTAGCCTCTGCCCTTCGGGTCTTTGCTCATAAAAACAACGTCACAACAATAGTGAACGCTCACCCTGTAACCGAAGCAATGCGCAAGACATTCTACAAAGGCCACCCGTATGAAGGGATGGCGATGCCTCCAAATACATCCGATATTGAAGGTGGAGGCAAGTGGGGCAACCGCAGCGATTGTGTACTTGTGATTCACCGTTTTGCTGCTCATCCTCAAGATTGGATATACACGCACATCCACGTTCGTAAAGTCAAGGAGATGGAGTCGGGAGGGCGCATAACGCCCCTTGAAACACCGCTTGTTTTACAGAGCGTATTAGGTAATGTTGGTTTTGTTATCAACGGGCGTAACTTGCTGCCAATTAAATTAGATGAAACACCTGCTCGCGATGTACCCTTCTGACGATAGCCACGACCTATACATTAGGGAGAAGCAGTTGATGCTTGCGGGTACTGCGATGTGGTTGGCGAAGCAAGCAGCAGACAAAGCAAACGGCAGGGAAGTACAAGATGACATCCTGCACCACGTTATGAGCTGCCATTATGCTGACCTACTCTTGCAGCAGTTCATTGACTACCGACAATTCACCGAAGGCAAGATGAACGAAATGTACTTGGCTAACTCAAAGCTGCGAGTTGATGCCGAGCAGATGATATACGAGATACAACGCTTACAGGGAATTATTGAGGACTCGTTATGAAGCAAATCCTATCACCCTTTCAGAAGTACGAATGCTTTGCAGTAGATGGAGTGGACTACCTCGTTGTGGACTACACCATCGTGCAAGATAAAGATGACAATTTAGTGGAGTGGGCAAGTGAGATGAAGTTCAAAAGACTGAAAGACCACAAACACTTTACTATGCCGATAACCAAAGTAATAACCAATCATAAAGAGGGCAGGGCTCAACTCTGCAAATGCAAATGAGACCATTTGAACTACGTCAACTAAAAGTATCTAAAGAGCAATACTTCGCACGCTTGGGCTTTCCCGATAACGGAGGCCGCGCACACAAGGAATCTACCGCAAGAGCAGCATTCGTATCAGCATTCCGCAACCACGCCACGCTCCACGAGTTAGGTGAGGCCATTGAGAAAGACCATTCAAGCGTAGCCTATGCCGTAAGGATGCACAAAGACCGCCTTATCTACGGGGACTATCAGCACTACTACAAAGTGGCTTGCTGCGTTCTTGAAGAGAATCCTATGGCTTGCATTGACAAGCCCGACTTTGAATCTTTGCAGGTTGAACTAAATAAACTAAACGAAGTCGTTGCTGAGTTATCTAAGTATAAAGAATTATACCTAACTCTAAAACGCACCTTTGATGAATTTTAAAGTAAACATTTGGCCTCTGACAGGATTGTTGCTTGGCGTAAACTACGCCTCTACGACTGACCAAGATGGCGATGATTTACAACACGAGCTTCAGTTCGCTTTGTTTGTGATAATTTTTGAAATCACTTGGGACTCCTCGCAGTATTAGCAAAGCGACAGACGGATTGGATTCGGATGTGCAAGAGCTTCGGGGCAAGTGATGACCTTGCTCAAGAGCTTGTACAGGAAATGTACGTTCGGTTGTACAAATACGTTGATGACGCAGAGAAGATAATGTACAACGAGACGGAGGTCAATACTTTTTTTGTGTACGTTACGCTTCGCAATATGTACGCCACCCTAATGCGCACAAGGTCAAGGTTTGAGTTTGTAGACGTGGACATCCTTGAGGAGTTTATCTACGAGGATGCCAACGAGGATGCAGAGGTGCAACTCATAGCCCTCTACGACAGGGTATGGTCAACACAAACCGATTGGCATTGGTACGATAAAAAGATATTTGCACTATACCACAACACCGATATGAGCATCCGTACTTTAGCGGATGAGACCAAGATTTCAGCACGTTCCATATTCAACACACTAAAAAATGCAAGAGAGCGAATCCAAGAAGACTGCCAAGACACCTACGAAGCGTACAAAGAAGCCAAGCGGCTTGGGTGATACCATAGAGCAAATCACAAC